GTATCAATTCTTCTTAGCTCTACCATAATCAATCACAAAATATAGCTACTAAAAAAGACCATAGCCCAATACTCATAATTACTGCTATCATACCTAATACATAGGTACACATCATTGCACTAAATTCCTTGTTACTCATAACTATAATCTTTTGCCATTAATATCAAACCAATAGTCATTGCATTCGTAAAAATCTGCAATATATTCCTCACTGGTAAAATGGTCATAATCTGATTTCAAATAGTTTAGATAGTACTCACCTAATTGCTTTAAGAAGTCTGCATCTGCGCTTTCTTTGTCATCTTCATAACCGCTTTCATACAATACCCAATCTTCAAAATCATAATCTTCTTCATCACATTCTTGTTCTCTTAGCCAATGTATATAGTTATCATAATCACTATATGACTTGAACAAGTCATTTACTTCCTTTGCCCAATCTCTTGCAAGTTCTAATAATTCACCACCAGCACCATCTACAATGGCTTTTGCAGTATCTTCTGCATTACCTTTAAACTTAATCTCAATGTAATTTCTATAAACATCAAATCCTTTAATGTCAAGATAAAAGTTATTAGCATCGTAATAAGTGAATTCGAACCACCAATCATCTATTCCATTATCTAAGTAGTCTTGATAAACTTGCTCTTTTGCTTTTTCAGACAATTCATCGTACTGATAAGCGTTAATTGTAATTGTTTTCATAATAATTTAAAATAATACGATGCCATAAATTTGGGCTACTCGTTTGGTTAATACATCTACATAATGAGCTTCATCTCTGCTCAAGTTTTCTATCATACCCATCTCGTGGAAGTAGGTGATAGCATCAATACATTCTTGTTTAGTAGTTTTCATAATTGTGTAGTTTTTAAAATATCTTCAATTCTTTGTCTGATTACATCTTCATTTTTAGATAGGTAATCTCTAATCATTCCATTGATGTTTGATACAATTTCATCAAAGTTATCTTCAATTACCTCCTCCATTATTTCCTGAAAATAATCTTCCAATCTGTAATCATCTTCATATTCTGGAAAGGTATAGCCAATGTTATTGTCTATATCATCGTGTGACCATACAAGGGCTGGATTGCATGCTAATTTACTTGTTGCCATAGTTACATTAATTTATAAGTTATCAATTCTTTTCTTTAAATTCTCTTTTATCTTATCAATTTCGTGGTGTGATATACATTCTAAGAAGGTCATATCATTAAATATAACATATACACTTATTTCATCTGTGTCAATGTAAGCTGGTATATCATTAACTTCATACCATTTTACTGCTAATTCAGCTTCTTCTTTGTAAAAATGTTCCATAATTATTCTTGGCATTTATTGGCATAATCAATAGCCTCGTTATTAATATTTCTAAAGTTGTATTCTACATAATCAGCATAGCTACTATACCAATCCAATAGTGTTTCTAATTCTTGTATTCTCTGTTCCATAATTAGTAAGTTATTGTTTTATCATTAATTTCTAATTCAAAAATAAGCTGTTCACCTATTGCCATTATTTCCTCATCATATACTTCTTCTCTGTCCTCATCATATACCTCAATATCATCAATACCCCATCCACCATTGATGTATTGTCCTTGAGCGGTGTAAACTTTGCCATTATGTTCAAATGTAACATATAGCTGAAAGTAAGAAGCCCAAACTTCCTGATTCAATACCTTGTATTCTTGTTTAATAGTTTCCATAATTACTTTGTTAAATGGTTTAATTGTAGTTTAATTAAGAAGTTATCGAAGTCTTGTTCGTACTTCTTAATAAGCTCCTTTTGTCTTTCTGCATCTGCTATTCTTTTAGCTTTTGCAATGTTGTGTGTGAATTGTTCTTTTTTCATTTTGTTTAGAATTAATGTTCTGGACAAACATAAAAACAAAAATTAGAACATTTGCTACTTTTTCTGATTTTAACAGAATTTTAACACTTTTTTAGAAATGTTTTGGAGGGCAAAACAATTTGGCTGGAGGCAGGCTGGAAGCAGGACTTGGCTGAAGAAAAAGAAACCCTCCTGCATTAAAAGGTGTCCTGCATTAAAGGGGGTCCTACGTTAAAGAGCCTCCCATATTAAAGAGGCAAAAAAAGAGAGGCAGTTACTTTCTTCACTACCTCTCCCCGACTAAAGCCGTTATGTTCAAAGGCAATCACCACAAAAGCCTTACTGTACAAATATACAAATTATTCATCACAAAGACATATCTTCAGGAATCTTTCCTGATATTATATCATTAATTGTTAACTGCTGTTTTCTTCTATACCCCCAAAAAGAATTGTGAGTTACATTTAGGCACATAGGTCCAGAGTTTTCTCTTATAATCCTCTTCTCATTTTTCACACATTCATCTATCCTCTCAAACAATACAGTCTCAGACGTTCTGTATGCTTGAGCCATTCTTACAAACCTCCTGTGGTTTCTTATAGGCTTATCTTTTTGAAGGTACATAGAAAAATCTTTATTACATTGAATTAGTTGGTTTAATGGCTCGTGATAAATATTCAGATGCTGCTCTATTCTTTGAGTCAAATTGCGACTCATTCCAATATAAAATAATCCATCATCATAGGTTATCTTATAACATCCAAAGGCTGGTGTCCATTTATCATACCTAACAAAATCATCTAAGCTACCCTCTATTTCTTTATAGGTTAGGTTGCTGTCTAATTTAAATCTAACTTTCATATCTTATCTAATTGCATATCTTCCTAAAGATTTTCCTTGTACTAAATACTGCAAGCCATATCTAATGGCATCACAGAAGTGATTGAACTTATCAATAGGCTTAGTGTTCCGTTCTTGCCAAGTATAGTTATTCAGCTCCCTAATAATGTTATGGGCTGACTTGTCTACTATAATCTCATAGTCCTGCACAAGGGCAATACCACTTAAGATACTACCCTGCTTCTTAATAGCACCACGAATGTTTAAGTCCATAGCTTTCAGCTCTGATATTAGTCTGGGTTCAGCAGAATCCATTATAATCAAATCTAAGCCCGCATACTGTCTGTTCTTCTGTGCTATCTGTGAAGTAGTCATATTCTTCTGTGAGTAACATTCTCTAACCCACAGCTTCTTCTCTTCGTTATCTACGCTAATCTGACATAAAACTGTAGGGTCAACAGAGAATCCAACGTCTTGACAAAATACCGTTAACTCTTTCTGTTGATAGTCTCCCACTCTCCAGTTCTTATAGATAGTACCTTCTGCTTTGCTTAACCACCCACCTAATATAGCGTGCTGATACTGGTCAGGTCTTCTGCGTTTCATATCCATAACCTGCTCCAAGAAAGACTCAGAAAGATTATCCTTATTATCCATATAGGTAGTATGAATATAAGTAGTATTCTTCTCTACTCCGTTCCACCCTTCAGGAACGCCTAAGTTCTGAAACCAACGCTGGTATATCCAGTGTTCTTTAGTAGTAGGGTTCAATATTAAGATACATCGGTTCTGATGCTCCTGTACCCTTACAGATAAATCTATCTTATTAAAGGTATCTTCGTCTACTAACTCTTCTGCCTCATCCAATACAAAGGTGGTAATACCATTTAGAGACTTCAGGGCAGCCGTTTGATTACCACTTGATGTTCTGATACCTTTGAAGATAATAGAGTTCTTAGTGGTCATATTTATAATCTCATCCTTAGTAATCCTAAAGTCATTCTGCAAGCCCATCATCTCTATCTTCTCTACGAACTCAGGAATAATAGAAGTCTGTGCAGAAATCATTGTATATCTACTAAAGAGTATCTTATGCCCTTCTTGGTAGGTTAGGTTAAGCAAGAATACAGCTACACCAAAAGACTTTCCTGACCCCCTACCTCCAGTAACAATAAAGTACCTTGAAGGGTCTGTAAAGAGTGACTGATACTTCTCACTAAGTACTACATTATTCTTCATCTACTTCTTCTGATTGTATGTCTATAGTCTTCTCATCAGGTTGCTGATTAAAAGAGAAATTGATAGTAGGTGCTGTTCTACTAACAGGAGCTGACTGCTCTCCCTTCTCTAAGTGGTCTAAGTACATCTTGATAGCATTTAGCTTTACGCTATCTGATTCACCACCCTTAATAATGTCTGCTAATTGCTCAAAGATACCAGCAGCACCTCCAAGATGCTTAATAGCTACCTTCTCCGCAATCTTAGGTAGTAGCTTCTTCTTAGCATCATTCATTCGTGCAGGCTGTGAAGTAACCTGTCCTTTTATCTTTACCTTAGAGGGTAGTCTCTTGTTATGTCTCCTTCCATCGGTAGACTTAATCTCATCACTTTTTTGTCTTGCCATAATTTCGCTTATATATTTCTCTGTAAGTATCATTAACAGCATCTATAATATTATTACCTGTATAGATATATCCGCTGTCTGTTACTTTGTCTCCGTGTTTAATTACTACCTTGTATTTGTTTCCTTGCTTATGATATGTACCATCAAAGTAGGATTCAGGTTGCCAAGTAACATAGATATGTTTACTGAAACACCACTGCATC